TGGCCTTTCCGCGACGGCCGCCGGGGGGCCGGCAGGCTCGTGGCCGGATCCCCCCCGCCGCCGATGTTCTGGGCGCGCTGGGGCCTCGCGAACGCGCCCCCGAGCGGGTTGCGGTTCTCCATGATCCGCACTTCATCCACCGACAGAATCCCGCCGTCGACATATTGCCGTTGCGCCGTCGCGCGCGCGGTCAGGTCCGTGCGGACCATCGCATCGACCAGGAATTCCGCAAAGAGCTCATCATCATCGTCCAAGAGCTGGCGATCGATATCCTGCTCCCAGAGCGTGAACCACGGCGCCATCGTCGTCGCCAAGAAGCCGAGCTGCTGCTGCTCAATGCCGGTTCCCCAGGAGGTGGTCCGTTCGACGTCGCCGACCATGTGCGGCGGCACGCCGAACCAGCGGATCACGTCGGCGACGCTAAACTGGCGGCCCTCGAGATACTGGGCATCGCGCGGCGAGACGCCGATCTGTAGCCACTTGAGGCCGCCCTCGAGCAAGGCGACCTTGTGGGCGTTCCACCAGCCCTCTTGGGCGTTCTTCCAGGCCTCGGTGTTCGCGTCGCGCTGCTCCTTCGTGAGTTTGCCCTCAGTCGCCAGCGCGCCCTTCATCCCGGCGCCTTGCGACCAGAAGCGGGAGGCATAGGCTTCCTCGGCGAGCGAGCGCCCGACGCTCTCGCGCGCGTACTCGATGACCGAGCATCCCGTCACGCCATCGAGCGAGAAGCCCATCACGTGGAAGACCTCGTCTTGGGTGAGCGGCTGCGCGGGACCGGTCTGGGGCCGATAGAGATAACCGCGGCGCCCGTTGGCGAGCAGCTTGACGCTCATCCGATCGGGATTCAGCGGGAGCAGCTCTCGGATCCGCCGGGTCGAGCTCACGACGAGATTGTAGAAATTCCCGCGCAGCAGGACATGGCGTTGGCCCAGCTGCCGCCAGCGGATCGCCGTCTGGAACTGATTGGGGCGCCGACGGAGCAGCTGGTAGGCGGGATGGTCCGTCGCGCGATCCTTCCCGTCATCGGCCCGCCGCCGGTAGACGTGCAGCGGGAGGTAGCCAATCATGTCGGAGAGGATCCGCACGCAGGCATAGACGGCGGCGAGCCGCATGGCCGCATCGGAACTCGCGATCACGCCCGCGTTCGTAGTCGTGCCGAAGCGGGGATCTTTCTGGAACCAGAACTCGTCCCACGGTTTGTACTCGGCCCGCACCGCCGGCCCGACCAGATTCGTGAACAGGCCCATCAGCGCCTCCGTGGCGGCCAGAGGCCGATCGCGAGGGACGCCAGGCCCGCGATGATCCAGGCGGCCGGGCGCGAGACCTGGGCGACGCCGGCGACGATCGCGACGATCCCGAGGAAGATCGCGGCGGCATCGAGGAGCAGCCAGAGCCTCATCCCATCACCCGGATGAGGGGCTCGGCCGCTTGGGCATGCCGACTTGCCCGATCGAGGCCCATGATCAGGGCCACGATACCGTCGATCTTGTCGCTCGACGAGGCCTTGTCGGGCTTCAGGTTCCCCGCCGCGTCCTGCTTCGTCGAGAAGTTGCCGGCCATCCAGCGCAGCACCGCATGCCCCCCATGCTGGATGCGGTGGCTCGGGATGAGCGTCAGCAGTTCCTTGGTCGGCGCCGCCATGCTGGCGAAGCCCTGGCCGAAGGGGACCAGCGTGAAGCCATCGCCCTCGAGCTGGGTCGAGAGCTGGGTCGCGCCCCAACGGTCATAGGCGATCTCCGTGATCTCGACCTGCGCGCCGAGCGCCCCGATATCCCGCCGGATCACGTCGTAGTCGATCACGTTGCCTGGGGTGGCGCGCAGCAGGCCATCCTGGATCCAGACGTCGTAGGGCACCCGATCCTGCTTCACGCGCGCCGCGACCGTGTCTTCGGGCACCCAAAAGACCGGGACGGCCAGGAACCCCGACGGGTCATCGGGAAACACCAAGACGAGAGCCGCGATGTCAATGCTGCTGGCCAGGTCGAGCCCGGCGAAGCACGGCCGCCCGGCCAGCGCCGCCAGGGCGACCGGACCCGCGCAGGCGTCCCAGTGCGCCATGTCGATCGCCCGCTGGGCTTGCGCGGTCCATTCGTTCAGGTGCAAACGGCGAAAGGTATTCTGATACGCGAGCGACTGCCGGGCCTTCTTCGCTTGCTCCTCGAGGTAATCGAGCTTGACGCTCGAGCCGAGACCGGGATTCGCCTTGGCCCACGTGGCCGGGTCGTCCCAGGGCTCAGCGGGATCCGCGGCGTAGATCACCGGGAGAAAGCTCGGATCGTCGAGCATTCCGTCGCGGACCTTCAGGGCATAGTCGTGCACCTCCCAGCAGATCGAATGCCGGTCGTAGCCGGCCGTGGTGAGGAAGATGAAGAGCGGTTGGCGCCGTGAGGCCGTGCCCGTCGTGAGCACGTCGTAGAGCTTGCGATTCGGCTGCGTATGCAGCTCATCGAAGATGCACCCGTGGATGTTGAACCCGTGCTTGGTATCGGCCTCCGCCGAGAGGACTTTGTAGGAGGAGGCCATCGCGTGGTAGACGAGCGAGCGCTTGAAGGGCTTGAGGCGTTTCCGAAGCTCGGGGCTGCGCGCGCGCATCTGCTTGGCCACCGAGAAGACGATATCGGCCTGATCCGTGTCGGCCGCGACGGAGTACACCTCGGCGCCTTCTTCGCCGTCGGCGGTCGTGAGATAGAGCGCCAGGCCGGCGCCCAAGGAACTCTTCCCGTTCTTCTTGGGCACCTCGATATAGGCCTGCCGATAGCGCCGCGTGCCATCCCCCTGCCGCTTCCAGCCGAAGAGCGGGCGGATGATGTCCCGTTCCTCCCATGGGTCGAGCACGAAGGGCTGCCCCGCCTTCTCGCCCTTGACGTGGACCAGGAGCTCGCGAAAGAAATCGACGGCGCGCTGCGCGGCGCCGTCGTCGTAGTAAAAAACAGCGCCGGAGGCTTCGGTCGGCGCGGCCTGAGTTTCACTCACGGAAGAACCGTCCGGGCGCCTTGCCCTCGGTTCCGGTGGGCTTGGCGGCCGGCGCCGCCGGCGGCGCGTCCACCTCGAGCCGCGCGCGCGACGAAGGCGTCAAGCCGAACTCGACCATGTACTGGCGCAGCAGGGCCGCCGTGTCCTTCACGACTTGGGCCTCCGGCTTCCGCTTGCCCGCCTTGTCCCTGAATCCCCTCCGAAGCGTGACGCGGGCCCGCCGCCACTGGGCGTAGAGATCGCAGTAAATCTCCACGGCCGCCAGATCCACCGCCGTGAGCAGCCCAAGCCGATCGAGCTCGGGCACGACCCGCCGCCACTCCTCGCGGCCATAGCGATCCAGGAAGCGGCGCGGAGTGAGTGCAGACGTCTGCGCGGGCGTGGGCTTGGGCTCCCGCGCATTCAGGGCCCGCTTTCCGGGATTTCCCTCCAGGAGCTTCAACGCCGTCGGTTTCGGTTTTCGACCTCTCATCCCATTCTCCATAGCACATTCGGCCGCCTGACCCGGCATAAGAATCGCCTGCGTGTACGGCTGCGCCCCAGCTCCTTCATGGTGGCGGGCCGTAGAAGGACGGGATGTCCAGCTCGACGCCGAAGTATCCGCGGCCGCCGGACCCCCGGTCCCAGCCACCGATGATTCGCGCCGCGCAGGTCGTCCTCCGGCCAGCATGTCCGCCAGACGCGAGCCACGATCGATAGAGCCGGGCGTTTGCTCGCGTGAGATAGCCGATACACTGGCCGGCGATCTCGATCCGGACCGCCATGGAGTCGGCCGGATTGTCGTCTTCGTGTATCAACACCGCGATTACTTCCACGTGGCAGTCGCGCCCATTCTCAGGCCGTCCACCCGCGAGCTGCTCAAGCACAGCCTGATAATGGGATTCCCCCACGATCTCCTCACAGTTTCCCTCGAAGTTACCGAGATGCAGAGCGGGCCGCCGCGCCACCTTCCGCCATCCGAGAGCCCAAGCGAGCCGGCTCGAAATATTCATGGCTGGATCATAGCGAATTTCGCGGCGGCGTGCGCGAGGGCTACGCG